GCCGGGATTAAAGAGTCCTTTGCGTGCCTGTAGGCACTGGGCTTGGACCGAAAATGCAATGCCGTCGGCAAAATTCTTGTCTTGACCGAATAGGAATCTAGCATCCTCAAACACATCCACAATCTCAAAATACATCATATCATACTGTACAAAGTCGCCAGGACGTACAAACAAATCTTGATCCTCTGATAGACGACGTTTGTGAAAGTTTATTTTAATGTTAAATAAACTATCAAACCCAAATTCAGTCTGTGTTCTTGTAGAACCCTCGTAGTCTATTAGGGAATAGACACGAATAGGAGGGAGGAACGTTTTCTCGATTGCTTCCCCATATACATTATTATAATTGGTCCTTTCCCTATCAATCGGGAAATACAGGACCTGCTGACCAACAACGTGTTCAATGACCTCATCGTTAATCTGTTTTACAAAATCTCTCTCTGCCCTACCAACAAAAAGCGGCGGTGGAGGAGTAGCTGGTTGTGTCCATCTATTTTGAGCCATTCATTTATCCTACGTAAATACCCATTGGGATTTTGCCCACAACTTCTTGAAGACTGTTTTGGAGAGCAGCGTCGCCTTCCATTAGAGCACCGTAAGCCATCTCATCAAGAACAGTTTTTAGTTCGTCCCGTAAGGCAGTCTGCTCTTCCTTGGCTTCAGATACCAAAGCTGGACCGTTTAGTGTGACTTCATTGCCTGGGATTGGGATCGATCCAAGTTTCGAGCGTACCTGACCAAGTGTCTCTTTAGCTAGCGATAAAGCAAAGCGCCTTATCCACTGTTTGCCGATGCTATTAATGTTTTTGTAAGGCATATTGGGGAACGGCAGTGTATTCATATTATTTACACCATCAGCCCCGTATTTACGGTCAGACTCTTCGTAGAATGCGTCCTCTGAGACCCTAAAATCTACCCAAAATTTAGTTGGAGAGATCCCACTTGGAGTTGGGAATATTCTTAATTTATTATTATTAATTCTGAAAGAGTAATGGGATGCTCTAACATGAAGGTCTTCCTTGAACGCATACGCTTGTAGAACGTTCTGCCAGGCAGGAACTAACTCAAATGTACTATCATCAGCATACATTCCATAGGTAGATAAGTTACCTACAGCGCCGATAGCATAACCCCCGAAGAAATTCCACATACTTTGTGGAGTCTTGTAATAAACTCGTTGAATTGTGATTGCATTAGACCCAACACTATTACTAAATGGTGTACCAGCTTGCAATGAAGCACTATAAATAATATCTTGCAAGTCATAATCTTGCTGATCATTAACTGCATCGAAGGAAGCCGAATAAAAAGTCTGGGCTGCACCAACCCCTGCGTGGAGACTTACACCTCGACCAAGATGTGTAGCATACCCAAGCTGGAATCTTGGGAACTTAAGATTAGGTTTTGTGTTGATTCCACCAGATCCCGAGTACTCAGTAAATTCACCATCCTGATCGAAGGAGCCCGTAGTATTCCCCAACATATCTGATAAGACATTCTTAGCTTGATGAGTGTTGATTAAATAAGAGTACTCTAGGCAAGCCTCTTCGTAGGCATTATACACAATGGCTGGAGTTATTTCTAAGTCTAATACCCTCCCGCCGAGTTTATTGTAAGTGTAAGCAACTTGGTCAGTAGCACCACTCACAAAGGCATCAGTAGTATAAATCCCGTAGGATAATGAATTTACAACATCATCGCTTGTCCCTGTTGATGGTAATACAACAGCACTAACGGTGCTAGCTGGTTGGAGATTTGTGGGCATTTTATATCCTCGCTTATTGTATAAGTAGTTTTGGTGTTCCCTATTTTGTCCCCTAATAAGAAAACCCCGCCACTAGGACGGGGTTTTCCAAGAGAACCATCTTCTTAGCGTAACGAGTCATGACGCCCTTGCGGGGTACGAAGTCCTCGGTACCGAAGATTGTTGGTGTGACTTGTAGTGGGACATAAGGAGCATAGACATATCCGCTTTCGAGGAAGCTGCTGCCCTTGCGACCGACTAGTAGCAAGTTACGTGTGAAGTAAGGATCGACATGAATGTCCATCTTACGGCTGATAGAACCGACGTTCTTGACACCCCAAGAGCCGCTTTCATCATCTACAGCAGCAGCAGCACGGAAGCCACTGGTGAATTCGAGGATGTTAGCTACTTCTGGAGAGCAAACGAGGAAGTTAGCACCACCACGCAAAGTCTTGCGATGGATACGAGCACTTACGTCATTGACTGTCTCAAGTAGAGTTTCGTACCATTCAGATACGGTACCTGTGAAGTCTGGGAAGTTAGCACCTGTGATGATAGCACCTGTTTCACGATTCAAGAACTTACCTGGGTTACGTGACCAGTACAATGTACCAGCAGTTGCACCCTTAACGAGGTCCTCAAGGATCTCTTGGTCAAGTTCTAGAGCAATTTGCTCTGAAAGAATGCTTGTAAGCTCAACTTCAGCGTCGAGGTTATGATAAGCATTCAAGTCTTGAGCTAGTTCTGGAGACCACTTAGCCTTAAGCTTCTTGGTCAAAGCAGTTACAGCTACAGAATCAACCTTGATGTCGATTTCTGGGATAGCCGTTTGGTTCTCAAGACCCCACTCAGCACCACCGACGATAGAGCCGAGAGCACCGCCATCGGCGAAGTTATCGACGATTGGGTAGGTAAGACCGTCAGTATCTATAACAGATGCACTTAGAGCGTTAGCTGTTGTATTTGCGATACTAGCGAAAGCGAAACGCATGGTAGCCTTTGTAGCATCAGTGTACTTGGTCAAACGACGGACTTGTATACCGTTTTCTACGAGACCGCCGGCGGTTGTGCCACTAAGAGTTGTTACAGCTACAAGATCATCCTTGTTCTGGTCTGATTGTGTAGCGTGGTCAGCGATAACGTACTTTGTTGTACCAGAAACGAAGATTGGATCAGCCTGTAGGAATGAGAAATATGTTCCACCCTCAGAAGTGGCTGTATCACCGAACGTACCTGAAGCCACGATGCTTAACAACGCTGGGAAACCATCAACTGTCCCTGTTGGACTAGAGTAACCATTGTTCAATGTGTAAGCAGAAAGCTGACCATTGTTATTAGCCAAGTTGACGCCACCTGTAAGCTGAGCACCAACAACACCGCCGCCAAAGACAGAAGTATCAGCAGCCTGTGCAAGACGGTTACCATCAGCATCCATTCCACCTTCAGCAGAGAAGGTGAAATCTAGGAAGAAGATTAGACCACTTGGTAGGGACATTGGTTGTACGGATACAAGATCCTGAGCCAAAAGATTGCCGAATACACGGCGAACGATTGGGAATGCAACTGCGGCGAAGCCTTCGACGTCGCCACCAGCCATTGTGCTGGTTTCTTTTAGAAGCTGGGCAGCTTGGTTTTCTAGTAGACGGGACATGTTGCTACGCTGTGTGTCGCCGAGACCTTCTAGAAGACCAGTCTTTTCCCACTTCTCTAGTAGAGCTTCACCTTCATTAGCAAGAGAGCGTGCTCTTATGCCTTCGGTGAGTGTGTTTAGTACAGACATTTTATATTCTCCTTATGAATTGTTTGTCTTGTTTGTTGTTCCTGCGAGGGTCGCCCAACGGTTGTATGTTGGACTAGACTCGGCAGTGCGTTCCTCTTTACGATTTCCACTAAGAATAACTGATGATCTTTTTGTTACCGCTTCAGACAATGATTGTGGGGCTTCATTGCTGATTCCCGCCATTGTCTTTTGAAGAGTCTCATAGACCATCTTCGCTTCTTCTACCGAGCGTGCTGTAGAAACTAACTCAGCAATTTTTGACTTTTGCTGCTCATTCAAGGAGGAGTCCCCTAGTACACGGTTCGCATATAATAGCCTTGCATTTTGCAAGTTTATTTCTTGTAATTTTTCTTTTACTTGCCCGAGGAGTTGCTTGAGATTAACATTCTCCTTCTGTAGGGCTTCGTTTTGTTCTTCGGATTGGATAAGTGCTTCTGCATCTTCTTTATCCATTCCGTCGGTGTTGGTTGTTTCTGCTTTCTTCTCGTCCTCTTCAACTTGATCTTGTGTGAGGTTTTCCTCGGCACGATCAAGCTCAACTTGTGGGACGTCAACGACGAGCAGTTCTTTAAACATATTTACAAGCTGACTTTCATCAAGCTCAACTTCTTCGTCGTCACGGTTAGCAGGCATTTCGTCGTCAAGGGGAAGACCAACTTCATCAGCTACTTCTTCACGATCAAGTTCAACTGCTGGCTCGTCGCCTTCTTCAGACTCCGCAGCAGCAATAATATCGTCAAGGTCTACAACGACAATATCTTCGTCGTCATCAGATAAATGAGCCATTGGTACTTGTTCCATAGCAGTGCTATCTACAGCAACGTCTGCTTCTGGTTCCATACCAAGCTCTGGCTCCATGCCGAGACCTAGCTCATCGTCTTGTTCTAAAAGTTTGCTTACAGCATTCTTTACTTCGTCGTTGTACTTTTCTACAACGGCTGCTTCTGCACTCTTGACGGCAGCTTCACGAAGAGCTTTTGCATCAACGATTGCTTGTTCTAGCATATTAGACATAAATAATCCCCTTTATTTGATGATATTACATCAAAATAAATAGTAGATTAAAAATGTAAACGACTAGAAATGTTTCTTATCCTCAGAAACTTGTATTATTAATATTGAAATTATAATTTCCTACAGCAAGCCACTTTGAACCATCCCAAACCAAAGAACATCCTGCTCGTTCGAATGATGGTCCTGCTGCTGGGTTTGAACTAGATAATACAATTTGACCGTTCCCGCCTTGAAGTGGTGGAGAATCAATATTTGATCCAAAAATATTAATTCCTGTAGAGTTTGCTCCGGTGGAGCCTGAGATAATTAATCCTCTAATTTTCTTTTCTTGCCCTGCAAAAGTTCCGTCTGCTATTGAGAAAATAAGAGTATTATTCACCGCAAGAGATGAAGAGGCATCAACAAGTGTTAGTCCTGTGTTTGCTGATATTGTGCCGTTAGCAGCGAGAGTTTCAATCGCTGTTGAGCCGAAAGCACCAGAAAAGGCAGCACTCCCGCTCACTGATAAGGCTTGAAGTGGTGTACCTGTCCCAATACCGACTTTTCCATCATCTTTGATAGTGAGCACATTTCCCGCACCGCCTGGGGCTGTCCCAAATATTAAATCATCGCCGGCTACACCAGAATATATTTTGGTTGTGCCGCCAGCAGTATCCATATCAAAGATAAGCTTGACTTCAGCGTTTTCTCTAAATGAAATATCGCCGCCGGCAGCATTCAGGCGGATATCTCCTCCAGCATCTAATATTAGGTTGCCAGCTTCTCCTGTTGCAACGGTTACCTCACTATTATCCGCAACAGCTAGGGTTGCAAAACTATCAGCGTCATAAGACCATTTCTGTTGAGTCGTTGTACTGAGAATCTCAATCTTAGAATCGGGATCGGCGACGCCGATGCCAACACGGTTATTTATATCGTCGTAGATTAGACCAGAAGCACCGCCAAAAGCACCACCGTTATTGTACTGGATCTGTGTGTCGGAGCCACCAGGGGTTCCGCCACCACCGCCACCAGTGATCGATGAGCCGTTTAGAGTCAGGGACCCGGTAATATCAACAGAACCTGTAAATTGATGTGTATCAGTATCCTTGTCGGTACCAGTTGTGGTACTCCCAGGAACGTTGTTTGGTGAGGGGGTAAAGCCGCCTCCGCCACTACCGAAGCCCATTTGACTATCCTCCTATTATTCGTCGATACCTGATCCAGTCAATGGAAACATTGCCTGGGGGTTGATCCCTGTTAGTTCAGCAAACATTTCAAATGTAGCGTCGTTGCCTGGAGCAGACAAAAATACGCTATTGCACTTAATATTCATTGTTAATGAAGAGTTAAGATCGCCAAGAGTGATATAATGTTCCCCAGCAATAGTTCTAGCTGTGTCCTTATCTTGAAAATGCACACGAATATCGTCGTTGGCTGCATCCTTATTGATAATGGTGATAGACCTTGTTACATTTGGAAAGTTGATCTGTACTTGCGAGCCGCCAGTGATGGTACTCCCTGTCATGAAAGGTGTACCGGCAGCCTGATAAGAACCTACGCTTCCTAATCCAGCCCTTTGGTGTTGGTAATAAACTGTTTGGTCAGCCATTGATTACGACCTCCTCTTTTTATATCGATCCCTAGGCTTAAGTAGTTCATCCCTACGTCTATTCACCTTGTTGATCAATCTTTGTCTTTCTTCTTTTTGTTCCCTGCGTTTCTCGCTGGGTGCCTTAAAGTATCGTCGTTCACGACACTCTTCGATGATTCCTTCCATCTTAACCATCTTGCGGAAACGGCGGATCATTCGGTCGGCATCGCCGTGATTATCTTCCGCACGTACTGTTACACAGGGTTCGAGTGGTTTATTCTGGTTTCTTCTGTTGTTTCTCATTATTCTACTTTCTTGTCGCCGCTGCGACGTTTGACCAGCTTCCAAAGCCGGGAATGTTTGATATATCTACGCCTGGGTCGTTAGGAGAGACACCCGCAAGTGCTCCTTGGCCATTTCCTTCAACGATTGGTTTAGTGCCCTCGAATAGTTCTGGGTTGGCGAATTTCTGTTTAGCATCTTCATAAGAATTCTTGCCTACCGCATTAAGTATTTGCTTCTTTGTTTCGGCAAGCTGTCTTCTGGCTGCCGATGAAACTTGTTGCTGTGGTTTGGCTTGCTCTTGTACTAAAGATGCAGTTCCCATACCTTGGACAACTTCTGAAACGATGCCTGATAGCATACCGTCCTCAAAGATGACCTCACGGACACATTCTTTAATAATATTTTTGAGTTCCGATTTCTTCATTATTTTCCTTTCTTAGCTTACTTGATACCAGGCTGATATAGCACCAGTAGAAATCCATACAAATTCTAATGCTGTCGTACCATCGGTATCACTGAGACTTCCGTAGGAGCCATTAATACTTCCGGCAGGCATAATAGTTGTGCTGTTTGTTGTGCTCTGGACTATAAGAGTAAGTCTTTGACCACTTGTCGAGCCATCAGGGACACTCAAAGTGTGAACCTCAAAGCCGCCCATGTCAACTCCGTTAATAGAGTCAGCATCCAGGAGCATAATCCCGGCGTCTATAGAGAGGGTGCTACTTGTACCAGTTCCAAGGTCTTGGGAGCCTACTTCAGTGGCATAATGATCTGATTTAGTGGTACCAATAATTTGCAGTTCTGTTGAAGGAGATGCAGTATGAATACCTACATATCCATTAGTCCCCTCAAGAGTAATACGAGCAGCGTGTCCGCCGTTGATTGAATCATTGGCCAACTGAAGTGGTCTGGATGTGTTTAGTGAGTTTGGAACATGAGCATCCATAAAAAAGACATTATCTAGGGAGTTGGTGAAGGTCGAGCCTGCATTGCCTTCCATAGCTATACTAGCATTTCTTTGGTTTCTGCCCGAGGCATCTGATTGTCCATCTTGATAAAAGTCTACAAAAGGATTATTATCTTCGCCGCTGGTGTTGTTGTTGCCGGAATCAGCTATAAGCTTGATACCAACCTCTTTTTTGCTCTTAAGTCTTATGATAGCGTCTTTTTCATGTCCAGAGATAGCATCATATGGGTCTGTGATATCTATAACGCATTGTGGGGAGTTGTTCCCTATACCGATACGGTTAGAACCGGCGTCGATATATAACATATGAGTGTTATGGTTACTTTCTACCCGAAAATCGGCATCTAGTGAAGCCTCGTTAAATACAGCAGGCCCATTAACACTAAGAGTGCCAGTAATCTGTGCTATATCATCAGATGTATCACCGATTTTAATGCTTCCATCAGGCTTTACCTGAAAAGCCATGCCACCTGAATCGTTGGGTACTCGAAAACCACCGTAAGACATATTAACTTCCTAAAATATCGTTCAACGCTCTGTTGATTCTATCAGCTTTAGTCAAATGTGTTTTGATTTTATTTTCTGCTACCAAAAAAGCACCAGTTGTGCTTGGTTCTGAGACTAGATCAAAACATAATAGCTGAAAGTCGTCCTCGACCATGGTAACTCCGCCTTGTTGGCGGGTAGAGCCAAGACCTCGGCTTGAAATTCCTAATTGAACGCCGCCTGCGACCAATTGTTTAGCAATTTGACCTGCGGGGGTGTCTAAAATCTTTAGCTTACCCATTACACTGTTGCCTTCCCACCACACTTGAGTTATAAGGTGACTAGCGTTCTTCAAATTGATGACTGACTCATCTGGATGATCTAGTTCGCCAAGTGAGCGGCACTCCTTAACAAGTTTTCCATAGTTCTTTATTTCTCTCTCAAGGATCCCTTGGGGGTAGACCCGCCCATTGCCGTTCTGCTCGTTACACATCTGGATCTTGCCAGCCAAGATTAGGTGAGTCCCGTCACGATTCCCTGTACGTTCCTCCTCAGTGAGAAGATCGTCACTATAATCGAGGTTCATAAATTCTTTTAGTACATATTTATTCATTTTTGTCTCCTTTGAGTGCGGGCGTTACCCGCACGATACTGCTACCCCTGCAACAATTGGTTACGGGCCTTAGCATCCACTTCTGTTCTGTTATTAGCATACACAAAGCGTATGATGTAGCCGATGAAAGCGATCCTAATAGTAAAGCATTCACCAAACTTACTTTAAATGTAAATAGTTCGGTGTAGGGATTAAGTATCATTAAGAAAACACCAACCCAGAAGCCAATACACATTGGACAGCTAAAAAAGTGGTGTTTGGGGCGTATAAAATCAAATACTTTAGCAAAAGCCAATATCTGGGTTATTCCGTAGGAACACAGAATAAAATATATGAGGGACATTAGTAGTAGTAGCCGTATCCCGCAAATGTATAGGTTGGGTCAGCCGCATTTGCACGACCTTCTGGAGTATCCTCATAAGGTAAGACTTCGCCATATGCAGTGGAATCCTTTGCGTCTGGATCCGTAAAGCGGTCTTCTATGTTCTCATCATATTCTTCGGCGACCTGTTCTGCATCAGCAACATGCTTTAAATATTCACTGATTCGGTAAAGAACCGCCTGTAAAGTATCTACGTCGCCCTCGGTGGGGTAAGTTGTCTCTACCATTCCGAAAACGGCACCACCACGAGGTGCGGCGGCAGCAGTAACACCACCCTTGTAAAGATCGTACATTAAATCTTTTTGATAATCATATACATCTTTTTCGACGTTTGGCTTGGGCATCGTTACCACCTTGCCTTCAGCAGGGCTAATAATAATATCAAGATATTTATGGTCATTGATGAGAAGGTTTCCATCAAGTGTCTTCTTGACCTGCAAAGTTATCGAAGCTTGAATTGGCTTCTTTTCTTCTTTTGCGGAATCGCCTATCTTAATTGTTATTGGCATCGGTTTCGTATTCTCTGGCTAATTTTTGGAGCTTTAAAATCTTTAAGATCTGCTGCTCGTCCAAGTTTGCTACATTAAATTTAGAGATCTGGTCTAGAACCTTTTTCGTGTTTTCGACCATCTCTTCATCTTCCCTTACATCAGGAAGTTCCAAGGATGCCTGAACACCTTCTTGAATTCTTTTTAACTCTTTTCCTGCATAAAGCTTAAAATCGGCTTCGCTTTCATTGAACGAGATGATGAATCGATTAAGAAGCTCTTTTTGCTCTGGAAGTAGTTCTGTGTATTCCTTGTTAAACCGCTCCGTGAAGGATTTAACCACTAAACTATCTACTGGTTGCATTTCTTCTTGTGCTTCTTCTGAAGAAGTTAGAGTTTCAACAATCTTTTGCTCCATAATAACACGATTTTTAACAGGCATTTTCGTACCAAAGATTTGAGCCAGTGTTGCATAAGATTTGTAATCAGGAACAAAGTTGTTAAACACTTCTTTACCCAATTCAGTATTGACTTTCTTAATTACAGCAGATTGCTCTTTGAAAATTTCTTGCTGGTTAAGATTATCGTATTCATTCTTTGCACGAAATATCATTTTCTCTGCGGTGTATCGATCTAGATTAGACTTGTCGGTCAAGGCCGTGAAGCATCCTAGCTCGCTGAATAATACTTTTCCACTGCGGAAGTGCTCCTTTAGGATAGTCTTTACTATCTTTGAGCGAGTACTATTGTTACTAACTACAGACTTTGTTAACTCTCGTACCAAAGCCTCATAGAGAAATGCAGTATTTCTTTTTTTATTATGCTTGACCTTCATCTTTGTTTTCCAATTGTTCGATTAAACGTTTGATATCAAATTGAGTCTCAAACAATAACTCTTCTTCAGTCTGTTGTCCTTCGCTATGAATTCCATTAGCTAGTCCGCTCATTTCTCCGTACCCTTTAAATAGTGCCCGGCGAGACGAACCGACGCCTTCTCGGTTATAAGAACCATTCATACTGCGGAGTCGTGCTCCCTGTTTCCACTTAGGACTCTTGACCCTCATGTAGTCACTACGTTGCCCTGGCTCAGCATCAGGTTCGGCAAGAAGAGGTCCTTCATCGGCTGCTTCGTCTTCGCCGCCGAGATCATCGCCGCCAAGGTCGCCGCCCAAGTCGTCTCCGCCAAGATCTCCACCTAGGTCACCGCCTTCACCCCCTTCGGGGACGGTGCCGGCTTCCTCAATAGCTGCTCCCTGAAGAGCATCAGTGAATTGCTCAACCTGAATTCTATCTATCTCTTCTTCGGAGATCTTAAAGATGTTTCTATAGACCCACTGCTTCGAGAAGTATCCGTCAGTTGCGGTTCCAGCTACATCGAACTTGGTACGCATATGCTCTAGTTCTTGTAGTTCAGCAATCTTAGATGGGTTATTAAGAGTTAACTTAAAGGTCAAGAGATCATTATTCCTGTACCCAAGTGTATAAAGATGAATAATACAAATCTTTTCTAGTTCTGCAATGATGACTCGTTGGAGACGCTGAATAGTTCTAGCGAAACGAATATCCTTTTGAGATAGGGTTGTTTTATCTTCCTGTGCATCAGATTGAGCCAGGTAAGCCTTTGGTACCTTAAGTGCAGAAAACAGTTTATCACGAAGATAGTTTACATCATCAATATCACCTGTGAATTGACCGCCGGCAAGAGTTTCAATTCTTGTGTTACTTGCAGCACCACGGATTGGAATATAGAAATCCTCGTCTACGCTCATGGCATTATAGCGTAAATCAACTCGCCCGGTGTCTTCATCGACAATCTGGTTGCGTTTCATCTGGGTCTTGACTTGCTCGATATATTGTTCTACATCTTCAGCCGCCATGTTGCCGACATCAATATAGAATACTCGTCGTTCTGGTGAGCGGACGATACGATAAGCCATCATCGCATCTTCTAACAGAGTAAGCTGACGCCAAATACGGCGTGAAGGCTCTAGGACTGAAGTGCCGTAGGGAACATACTTATCATTTCCCAAAACACGGAAGTGAGAGACTTGCCAGTTCTCAAAAGTTACTCCCGTATTACCCTCGGCACCCTGCCAATAGAACTGAACATAGTTTGGGTTTGTTGGGTCGGTACCCTCAATACGTTCCATTTCCCTTACAGGTAGTGGAATAGCATTTGTAACTCCTAGCTTTTCGTCTATATCTAGGTATAAAAAGTAATCCCCGTACTTGCAAGCACTACGAGCCCATCCAAAGAGGTTAGCTTCAGAGTTCAACACATTGTATAGAAGTGTTTGTAATATATCTTTTATTTCCCTGTTTTGGCAATCAATATTTATCAGGGGATTGAAAGAAGTAGAAGTCGTGATCTCATCAGCATAGATATCTAGTGCCGAAGCAATCTCTGGCATATACTCCATTTGCTCAAAATCAGTATATCTAACCTGCTTGTTTCTTCCCATTAGAGCCTTGTTGGTCAAGCCACTAAAGGGGTTGTGATATTCTTTTTTCTTAAACTCTCGACCCGTACTTGAAGTAAATGTATACTTTGTTACGTCTCGACGGGAGCCACGGATTACAGATGGGCGGTCGTAATCTACGATAGGACCACTGAACAGTCTTGTTAGTCTCTTGAATAATCCTGATTGTTGATTACGTGGGTTTTGATTATTATTTTCAGCCATTTTTATCCTTTAATGATCCAATTTAGGTCGTGAGTTTTTCCGTCGGTGCCTTTAAATGTTCTTTGCGAACCCTTATAGCCATGCTGTCCCTCTATCTTTGTGTTGAGCTTCGTAGAGGAAACGGATATACTCGTCAATAGTGCCTTCTTGTAATCCGCCTCCCGCTGATTTGCTGTTAAAGCAGTTCCTCTCACCCAACAACCAATGCAAGCCGCAATTACAAGATCGTCATTGTAACTTCTCATAGCCTGCGGTCTTCCGTTGTGCCATACAAATGTCTTTATTTCATTTGCAAGACGCACAGAGTTAATAGTAATTAGTTTATTTCTCACGAATTCCTCAAACTTCGATATAACAAGTGGTCGTGTTTTCATAGACATAGTAAATCCAGCGATACCACCAAGTGCCTGGGCAGACACTTCATCAACATATTCGTGAGTAGATTTTACACTATAATATAAATTTTTATAGGCTAAATCTTGCAGACGAGTCAACACGCCTATCCCGAGCGAGTTATTTTCTATAATTAATAATGCGTCATTGTATTCTGAAGCAATGGAAAAAAGCAATGGAGCAAACATATCCGGTGTGATTTTTCCCTGATATTCTGCTACTTGTTCCATTGTCTGGACGTCAAACACGTGGGCGACACTAAAATCAGAGCCGTCTCCTCTGGCAACGTCAGCTACTAAAATATATTCACTATGAGGGCTTGGTTCTTTCCAGATCCAGTAGTTCCTATCAAATCCAGTCTTATGGGCTGGTTCTATAGCCCTTTCAAGAATTAATTTTAGATCATCACCATGGATTACCGTATCACCAGAAGCGTTGAAGTTACATTCAAGTTCTTGAGCAATTTCACGGCGAGACATATTTCGTGTCTCTTTCTCAAACCAGTTCTGATCTCGCTCTGGGTGGACATTCCACGGAAGCTTAATAGTATGGAAATCGTTCTTATTTTCTTCTGCCTCCGTGTATGTCTTGTGGAACCAGTTGCCCACACCGTTTGGTGTGGATAATGCAATACAGCGACCACCAGTTGATAGGGTAGGGTAAAGACCTGCCCATAGTTCATCAATACCCTCAACGAAAGCAGCCTCATCAATTACCAAGAGAGACAATGCCTCTGAACGACCGGCATCACCGGAAGTAGAAGAGGCTTTTACCATCGAGCCGTTGGAAAGTTCAAAAGAATTCCTATTATCGATAGCAATATCAGAAATCTTTAGCCAAGCGGGTAGGTTCTTGTGTATCGCTTTAATTTTCTTTACAAGGTTCGCTGCTGTTCCTAGTTTGGTTGCTACTACAAGTACGTTTTTGTCTTTGTGGAAAAGCATCAACCAAGCCACATAAGCAGCCACAGTAGTGGAAATTCCTAGCTGGCGAGCCTTTAGGATGACGCTAAATCGGTTATCCTTGAAATCTTTTAATGCTTCTTCCTGGAAGTCGTAAAGATCAAAAGGGATAGAGCCCCGCATTGGGTGCGAGATCTTTGCGTACTTTTTGCAGAAGAAGGCAGGGTCTTTGCCACATCGCACAATCTGCGACATCATTTCCTTCTTGTTAAGAGCCATTTATGCCTCTGGCGTTTCTGGGTTCTTTTTAGCTTTGTCGTTGCTTGGACGCTTGGTGGATTCTTTCTCAAAGAAATCTAAAAACTTCTTGTGGTAATCCTTTTCTGCCTTAGCAGATCTCTCTGAACCCATACGAATTGGCTCGACACCATCAAAGCCGCCGATAGCGTATTGCTTCTTGGCTTGGACCCAAGTGTGATTACGAGAGGTTGTTTGAACCATAATATCTGCGTCAGAGTCTTCTGTTAGACTTACGGTGCTTTTAGTAATATTTTTATATTCCTTTTTTAGGAACTTTGCAATATCAGCAAACTTTGCGTCAATCTCATTCTCAAACTGGTTACGAGGATGTAGCTCATCAACTCGCATTTCACTCTGGTAAGTTACAATCATTTTAGGACCAGCAAAGCGGACCTTGAATCCGTCAATCAAACGACTATCAATGATTGGGTCACCCTCTTCTCGGTTAAGCCCGATCTTTAGAGCTTCTCCATTTTCATCCAAAGCACCATCATAAGCATTGGCGGCAGCTTGGTTTAAACCTCTAATTACGTCTAGGACAGTAGCCATTATTTTCGTCTCCTTAAGGCATATTCAATATGCTCATCTGTTGGTCGTTCGCCGTTCTTCCATGCCTCTTCACGTCCAATTATAAAATCTACGTAGCAGTCATGACAGCTTTTAAACCTATTCATATATAGGTCGTCTTTTCTGGAAAATGAATATGTTTTACATACTGGGCAGGTGCGGTCGGCTTTTTGCTTGGTTCGTCGTTTAGTAATCTTTACATCACCGACGACGATCTCTTCTTTTGTTGTTAAGAGTTTGTCTTTCTTAACTCTCATATCTTTTAGTTGGTTTAGGTATTCTTTTTCTTTGTCTTCCGCCCATTCGTTGCGGAAGTCCTGTACGGTATCCTTGCCGTATTTCTCTGCAATGGCTTTTTCTACCGCTGCAAGATAGTTTGGATCTTTCTTTGTCTTCATTGTCCCTGATACACCGCCTTAACGATTGCTATAGACGTTCCTACGCCAATTACAAGCCCAGATAGGAGCCCTAAAGTTCCTTTGTTCCTTCTAAACCAGGTGTTATCCCGTTTAATGGTCTCTTCGAGATTTTTGATGGATAAAAGGTACGTCTCCTGAAGACGAGTGCAGACCTTTGTATCCACATCACACTCTGCAATTTTTGCGTTGGTGCTGACTTTATCTTGCAAGAGCTTGCGAAAGTCTTCTTCGCTTAATAGAATGCCGACATAAGTGTCGGTTC